CGATATCCAGAAACTGGATTCTTTGGATTTAAAGGATTTTCTTTTTTATTTTGTTTCCAATCATTGCAATCTTTTGATGTTAAAGGTCTTTTAAAAAGTTTAGAAATTAAAACATCTTTTTTAGGTGGTGATTTAGGTTTAGGTTTAGATTTAGGTTTATCATTAGTAGAAATAGAAGTAGAATTACATAATTTATCTAATTCTTTATAAATTAGGCTTACATCTTTTATTCGATACCCAGAAATTGGATTCTTTGGATTTAAAGGATTTTCTTTTTTATTTTGTTTCCAATCATTGCAATCTTTTGATGTTAAAGGTCTTTTAAAAAGTTTTGAATGTTTAGTATCCATATCTATACATAAAAATTAAAAAAATATAATAATATAGGAATATGCCAGTTCGTAGTGATATTAAAGATAAAAGTGATCTAGATAATTTATTTAATAGTCATACTAATATACTTATCATGTTTACTGCTTCATGGTGTGGTCCTTGTAAAAAAATAAAACCTTTGTTTAATAATTTATCAAGTAAAAATTTATCATTGGAATTTGTAGAAATTGATATAGATGATTCTTCTGATATTGGTGATTTTTTTGAAATAAAATCAGTTCCAACATTTATAAAATTTAAAAATAGTCAACAAGTTAATAAAATAATTGGTGGTAATGCACATGAATTAGAACGAATTATATATACTTAATTTATACAAATTTTAAATGTTCGTTATCTATTATTACATTAAATTCGCGTTTAAATTCAAATTTATATAATTTTTCAAAGAAACAATCTTTATCATATGAGTTATTTCCTACTTTATATCCGCTTTTATTTGAAATTTCATTGCAACATTTACATATGAAATTTCTTTTTTGATATTTAAATGGAGCATTCATTATTCTCCATGAATGATTTCTATTAATCATTTTAAGTACACGCCCAATAATATAAGGCTCTTCAATTTTTAGTCCTCCAATTGTAGTAATATAAGTCCTAAAATTATTCATATCATCAACAATTCTGATTATTTCCATTTTTGTCTCAAAATAATCCAATTTATCAAGATAAGTTCCTGTCATTTTTGAATAACGAATTCCATGAACGTCCATTAAAAATCCATTGCATTCCATATCTAGATTATTAAAAGGAGGTTCAAGATTTTCACATTCAACTTCAGCATTTTCATAAGGATATGAAACATCAAATGTTAATGTTTTCTTTCCATTTATTAATGTATATTGATTATGTTTAATTAAAGAAAACATTCCTGTATATGGATTATCATTGTTTTTAATCATAATAACATCACCATATCGCGATAGTTCTTCAATAAATAATTTAGCAATTTCATTTGTTTTAAAATATACATCCATATCATTTGGAATAATATATTTTGATTTCTCATTTTCATTAATAATTTTATCACGAACATAACCACCATAAATAATTCCAGTTAATCTAAATACAATTTCTTCAAATAAAGTATATTCAATTTCATCCTTCATTGATTGATATTAATTATTAAAAATATCATAATCATTTTTTAATTATGATAGAAAACAAAAAAATTATTGTAAATTTTTAAGGTTTTTTAGTTCTTTGCGCGCTTTTTTACATTTAATTGCATTTTTTATAACTAAAATATTACGTTTTTTTGCATCAATAAGTCTTCTTATTTTACTCATATCAAAATTATTAATGTCAATTGAAACTTTTTCTAATTTATAATCATCATCTTCATATGCAATCTTCTTTCTTGTATATAAATTAGGATAGTATCTTTCAATTGCTCTAATAAAATATTGTAAAATATCATTAATAGATTTATTACTAAATTCAGGTAAATATGCTACATGTTGATATATATTTAAAGGATTTTCAAAAGTTTCATTTTTCAACCAAGTAATATTAATTGGAATATTTCTATTCGACATTATAATTTAATAATTTATAAGAAATTTCATTTTTTTATATTTGTAAAATAAGAAGATGGATTATTTAGAACTTTTAACAGTATTAAATATTGTTATCATTATTATAATTGGTTTATTTATACTTAATTGGATAAATAATTTAGATAAAAATAATTGTAAATGCAGTGATACAAATAATAAAATTTTTATTAAAGCTTGGTGGTTTTTTATTATTATGTATTATATATTTGAAATTTTTATTTATTTATTAATGAATACAGGACAAACATTAAGCGATTTTATAAAATACAATAATATATTATTAATATTTAATTTACTTGTTGGTTTTGTCTCTGCAATTATGATTGTAATTACTTATAGATATTTAAATTATTTAAAATCTTCAAATTGTAAATGCAGTTTAAGTAAATCACAAGAATTATTATACATTTATTCAAAAATAAATATAGCAATATTAGTTATATTTATAGTAATAATATTTTTTATTGCTTTAAGTTATTTATAATAAAATAATTTTTAATAAATCTAATAAAAATAAAAAATGATTTTTAAATATAATCTGATAAATACGCATTAAAATGACTGATTATTTGCGAAGCATTAGTAAAGTATCATGTTTTAACAGCAAAAATGTTAATATTCCAGAATCTGTTTTAAAATATTTTTTCTGGTTTAATAATCTTGGTCGCAATGTAAATTCTCAGATGCATATAAAATCACATGAAAAGCCACTTATTCTTCTTGGGAAATTTAAGATTACATATGATACAAGAAGTGAATTCTTTAATCATATTATCTTTAGATCACCTGATTTGAAGATAACTGTTTATGGTTCATTTCGACTCATTAAGAATAGCATACTTTTTAATAAACATTGCAAATTAACATACGAAACGTATGATTTGAGTACCTAAAAAAAATAAAATCTCAATCGCGAATATAAAAAAACAAAAATATTTTTGTTTTATTTTTTTCTTTTTTTTAAAAAAAATGAAAAAGGATTATACTTATTATTTTTAGGCAAAAAGAGGAAGGAGAAAGCGCAAATACAGAGAAAGAAAGCAATGTCAACAACTTCAACTTCAACCGTGAATGGAAAGAAGAAGCGCGAATTGACTGAGTATAATCACTTTGTTCGTGCTAAGATGATGGAGCTGAAAAACAATCTGAAAATGTCAGAAACGAAGCTCGAAAAAGGCGAGAATTTCAAACTCATCGGAAAGGCTTGGCAAGAGTATAAAAAAGAGCGTACCCGTTCTTTATCAACTTCGAATCAACCTATCGTTGTAGATGTCGTTCAAAAGCCAAAAGGTGCGTGGGTATAAAAATCGATGGAATGGAATAGTAGGATATAAAAATGCAAAGACATTTATGTTTTTGTGTTTTTAAATTTAAAATGAATATTTTTAAAACTTTTTTTTAAAAAAAATGAAATTTTGTTTTTTTAATTAAATTTATAAACTTCTGGTTTACTCGGATCGATGGTTTGCAGTTGGTGTGAAAAGAAGGGCTTTTTAGTTCAACATACAATACTAAGATGTCAGTCCAAGGAAGCAGGTGAACTTAGTGCTAGTCAGAAAAGAGAAATAGAAAGAGAAAAAGACGAAAATCTAAAAAAATTACAAACCCGTGTAGATGAGTTAGAAAAAAATGTAAAACAACATATGAGTATTATAGATGAGTTAGCAAATAAGTTAGCACCAAAAGTGTTACCTCATGTACCAAACAAAATTCATCTCTGTATTAAACAAAACGATCCTAAAAAGCCAGATATAAAAGTAATCGTTAAGAAGTTAGAACTGGGTATTCAAGAAAAAATTATTTCAGAATTAGAGAAAGCAACTCGAGAAATATTTAAAAAATATGAAATTGATGATCCAAGTGATATAATTTTGGATAAATTAACAAATAAATTTCCTCAAGAAAAGTTCGAACATAGCAATGGTCGTGTTAACATTTCAGATATGTCGACTGTTTTGACAACAAAATACATATCAAATCTATTTACTGGTGATGTTAAAGATAATATTCGTAGTGATTTTACGAAAATTTTAAGATCATTTAAAAAATATGATGGTTTTGAATAGTAGATAAAATCGAGTATATTAAATGCAAAGACATTTCTGTTTTTGTATTTTTAAATTAAAAATGAATAATTTAAAAACTATTTTTTTAAAAAAATGAAATTTTGTTTTTATAATTAAATTTATCCAGATTTATGGTACGCTGTGGAAATTGCAAAAGAGAAGGTCATAACAGAACTACGTGTCATAGGTACAATCCAGTTCCAGTGCCAATGCCAGTTCCAGTTGTAGAGTCAGAGTCAGAGTCAGAATCCGAACCAGAACCAGAGGGTGCTAGAAGCTCACCACAGCCAAATGTGCCAGATTTTCCAATACAAAAGGCAAAGTTAAACACTGATCTGAAAAAAAAAATCATCAGACGCTTTGAATCTGTGATTAGGAGACTGTTTAAAGAGCACGACGTAGAGGATCCGCATGATGTGAAGTTTGACGAACTATCAAATAAATATTGGCAGGAAGAATTTAATCATCGTAATGGTCTAGTTGATATTTCAGATATGAAGACTGTTATGTCGACAAAATACATTTCGAGATTATTTGATAGGAATGATGATGTTAAGCATTATATTAGTTATGACATCAACGAATATCTGGAATCATTTGAAGGAGATGATGGATTTGATGATTGGTAGATAGAATCAAATCAATATAAAATACAAAAAGGAATATTTTTTGTATTTTTAAATAATAGGATATATAAATGGTTTCCAAAGTCGACGTATCATTTAATCCAACCGTTGCAATAATATGGTTTATATTTTATTTATATGTATTAAATTGGTTAACAAATATTCATAAATGTAAATGTTCTGATATACCAGAGGGTAAAAATTTAAAAGAATGGTTTACATTTTTTGTAATTTTTGAATTAATATGGTTTTTTGTATATATATTCATACGCGATAATCTTAATTTTATGTTTCCTATGGCATTTTTACTATTTGTATTAGGAATAGTAAATATTGTATATATGATAAAAACAATTATATATATTAAAAAATTAAGAGATATTAGTTGTAAATGCGGATCTCAATTTCAACAAACTTTAATTTATAGTACACTAATTATAAATTTTTCATTTATTTTATTAGGTATGTTATTAACATTAATATTTTTTATTACTAATTACGCCTTTTCAAAATAATTTACTGTTTTTTTTATATAATTAATATAGATTGAATTTTTATAAATGAATCGTGGTGAATCATATAGAAATATATCAGATATTGATATGGACCATTATGAAACAATGAATAATATAATTCCTCATCAAATACCTAATTATAGTTATATTTTTATAGTAGTTGCATTATTATTTTTCATATATATGTTAAATTGGTTAAATAATATAGATAAATGTTATTGTTCTCATATACCAGAAGGTAAATATTTAAAAGAATGGTTTGCATTTATGATTATTGTGGATATTGTATGGCTATTTTTAGTGATAGCATTTGGTCTTAATAACATTTACGTACAAACACTAGCAGGTTTCTTAATAATTACATCAGTAATTACTTTTATTTTTATAGTAAGAACAGTACGATATATTCGTAAATTGAAAAAAAATAAATGTTTATGTGGTTCAAAATTTCAACGTGAAAGTATATATGATGTTTTATTAATATATTTAAGTATTATTTCAATTGCATTAATAATATTATTAGTATTGTTTATAATGAGTTTTTTTATTTAAGAAAGTTTTGAATTAATTTCAACGAGTAGAGCATAAATACTATTAAGATTTACTGGATTATTACGAAGTGAATTTGTTAGTTGACGTTTCTTTTTATTTGCTTGGTATGTTTGGATATCCTGAGTAGTAATTTTATATTTTTCAGCTGCATCATCAAGAGTAATTGAATGGTCTTCATCAATTAGTTGAAGAGCCTTAACAATTAGTCTTGTTTTAATACTACCAGCTGTACGTTGAAGTTGTTTAGCAATGTCTTCAATACTTTCACTATCATTGATTTTATCAATAAGAGTATTATCTTCTTCTACTTCCCATTTTAGACCAGCACGTGATGTTTCGGGGTTTTCACGTTGTTTGCGAAGCTTTTCTTGATAAAGAGAATATGTATTTGACATTAGGTTTTATTTGATGCCTGTTAATATATATATATAAAGTCTTATATATATTTTATATTTTCATATGAAAAGGAGCAAGTAATTTATTGATTAATTTAGAAGGAAATTTAAGATTATTCTTTTCAGCCAAAAATAATATTAAAATAGCGAATGAATATAAGTCAAATTCGTTTTTTATTTTATCTAAATCAAAATTATAATAAATTAGATGATTAGCGCTTATTAAACTGATTTTTTTAATAAAATTAAATGTTTTTAAATTAAATAACCATTCATATGTTTTACTATCAATTTTTATGAAAATAGCTGTCATTACTTTATATAAAAATATAGGTATTCCATAATAATAAAATTTAACAGGATGATTAAAAACAAAATTACCACCAGAACCACTTGTAAAAGACATATATGGATTATTCACATAAGATGCTAAATCCCAATCAATTAATTTATATCTATTATTACATTTAATAATATTATCACCTTTAATATCATTATGAATAAAATTATGTTTTTTTAATATTAATAAACTTTCATAAATATCTGTGATAAATTTATTAAATTCATCTTGTGTAAAATTAATATTATCAACAGTTGCTACACATTTTTCTTGAAATATGAAATAATTAAATCTATATGAAATTGCATATATATCAATGCCTTCATAATTAAATATAGGAATTGTAGTTGTATATTTTGATATATTTTTACCATATATATTTATCAAATTGCGAATTGATGTCATATTATTCTTAAAAGAATGTTTTGAATTTCCTAATATTATATTTCCTCTTTTAAATAATTTAGCAATAATTTCTGTTTTATTTTCAAGTAATTTTAAAATTTCATCTGTTTTATTATAAACTTTAATCACTTTATTTAATCCATATAATAATATTCTGTTTTTATTTGATTTTTTAATCATACTATATAATGTAATTTCATCATTTTCATCAGTGCTATAAACATCTATTATATTTCCAATGAATCCTTCGCTTATTTTCCTTCCTCCATTAAAATTCATTTCTTATTATATTATAATATAATGAATTTTTACTTTGCATTACTATTATCATTTTTGTTTTTAGGATTAATGGATGTTTCATGGATTTCATTCAATTATGAATATTATATGAACCTTTTGAAAAAAATACAAAAAGAACCATTTGTTCTCAAAATTACAGCAATATTACTTGCTTATATTTCAATATTCGTATCATACTATTTATTTATAAAGTTAATATCAATTGAAGGTAATACCTTATTATATGCTATTTTATTTGGAATAGGTGTTTATGGTACATTTAGTTATACAACATGTTCTTATTTTAAAAATTATAATTATTATCATGCATTTAAAGATATGGCATGGGGAATAATTTTATATTTATTTTCAGGTATTTTATTTAATTATTTATATAAAAATAAATTTATAATATAATAAAAAATGTACTCTAAAAAAATGTTTATTATCATATTATTTATGTTAAATATATGTGATGCATTTCTTTTCTTACCTAATTTAAAATTAATTACAAGTAATACTATCGACAAAATACATTCATTGCATTATAATGGTGGAAATAATGGTAATGGAGGTAATAATAATTTAATTAATAGTTGTAGTGGTGGTAATAACGATGATAATAATAATAACTTCTTTTATTTATTGATTATTCTTAATATTTGTATGATTAAACTAACATATAATAATGAAAATATTTTTGATTTACTACCATATATGTATCGTTTTTAAACATTTTATATAAGACTTTATTTTATTATTTAATATAATGAGAACATTTTTTATATTAAATTTATTTATTAATTGTTGTTATTCATTTATTTCAAATGCACCAACACCTCATAATTCAAATTCAAAAACTCAAAAATGTATTACAATGACTTCTGTAAGACATCCTGCATTTTCAAGAATAACTAGTTGTTATTTAAATAAAAATAATGATGGCGATAATGAAATATCAGATTTAGTAAATAAGTTGACACTTCTTGTTTTATATAATTTTTTATTATTTTATTCAATTTATTATATGTTTTTCGAAAAAAATATTTTACTAGATCAATCAAATTCTGATCCTTTTAATAATTTACCATTATATTTAGCAAGAATATTATAAATAAATATAAAGATTATTTACATAGACATAATAAAAATATAAATGAAATGTTATTTTAATAAACTTATTTTATTAATTAATTTATATTTTAATACAACTATTGGTTTCTTTTTACCTCAAATTTTTCGCGAATGGCATCCAATTGCTATTGATGTAAAAATAAATAAACAAATACCTCATATTATTAACTATGGAAAATTGCCACTTGTTTTATGGTATAATAATAATACACCACAAACTGCAATTGGATATTGTAAACATTTAGGAGCTAAACATGTCAATAGCTATATTCATAATAATTGTTTAATATGTCCCAATCATTTAACAGTTCATAATGAAAGCGATACTATTGGAACAACAGTTATTAAAGATGGGGTTGTATGGTGGAGTTATAAGAGTATTAAAAAAACACCACCATCTTTATTTAAAAATCCTGATAATATTAATCATTTTTATATTGATGTAAATAGTAGTTTGCAAAATATTGTACTTGAATTTATGCATTCAAGTAGCATTATTTATGAAAAAAATATTCGCAATAAATTTTTTATTAAAAAACAATTATTTAATGTAGAACATCGTATTTTATATAAATATCCTTTTTATTTTAAAGGTTCTATTAATAGAAAAATTAATTATGGAATTAATTTTTTACCTTTACAAGAAGATAAAACTAGATTATTTATTAATATAAATGTAGATGTTAAATATCTTTTACATTATTTCTTATATTCTAAATTATATAAATTAAAAAATTATGATAACAATGTAGTATTTAAATATTTGTTTGTTTTAAAAGATGTTAAAGATACTAATTATTTGAAGAAAATTTATTTATTATTTGATAAATATATGTTTCCAACTGATAGCATTGTATATAGTTTCTATAAATATCGTAATTTTTATTAATTAAAAATTGATTTATTTTTTTAATCATCAATTGTCATAATGGATATTGAAGATTTCGCCTCATCTAGAATAAAAACATTAGAACAGTTAAATCTTATTCGAGATGAATTACTTAAAAAAGAATTTGATACAATTTTCAATTTCATTAAAATGATAAATAGGAAATTTAAAATTAATTGCAGTAAAATTGATTTAATTAAAATTTATAATAATCTTGGATATGAAGATTATGATTTAAAACAAAAATTAATTAAAAAAATTCAAAAATCACAATCAGGTATTATTAGCGTTACTGTTTTAACAAGCGGAACACCTGAATATATTGACGATAAAGGAGAATTAATTAAAAAAACATTCAGTTGTCTACATAACTGTTCTTATTGTCCTAATGAAATACCATCAGAAGATAATAATTGGGTACAGCAACCAAGAAGCTATTTATTTACAGAACCTGCTGTATTAAGAGCAAATCAAAATGGATTTGATCCTATACGTCAAATGAATTCGCGCATTACTTCACTAATTAACATGGGACATCAAATTGATAAAATCGAATTACTAGTATTAGGAGGTACATGGAGCGAATATCCAAAAGAATATCAAGAACAATTTATTACTAGACTTTATTATGCTGCTAATGTATTCTATGATATTATTAAAAGAGATGTATTAAGTCTTGAAGAAGAATTGTTAATTAATGAAACAGCAAAAATTCATATCATTGGTCTTACACTTGAAATGCGAAGTGATAGTATAAATATAAATGAAATTAAGAGGTTGAGGCGTTTTAATTGTACTCGCGTCCAACTTGGTATTCAACATACAGATAATGAAGTATTAAAAATGAATAATAGAGGAGAATCAATAGAAAAAACAAAAAAAGCAATTAAACTATTGAAAGATAATTGTTATAAAATTGACGGTCATATTATGCTTAATTTATATGGAAGTTCAGTTGAAAAAGATGCAATTATGTTAGATAAAATTCTAACTGATCCAGATTTACAATTAGATCAATTAAAAATTTATCCTTGTGCTATTGTACCTTTTACAAAAATAAAAGAATTATATGAAAAAGGTATTTATATTCCATACAATGATAAATATTTATATGAATTAATTAAAAATTTTAAAATTAAAATTACTAAACAATTTAGAATTAATAGAATCATTCGAGATATTTCAGGTCATTATATAATTGGTGGATATTCACAACAATTTACTAGCATTCGCCAAGTTTTAGAAAATGATATGAAAGCTAATGGTTGGAAATGTCATTGTATTCGTTGTAGAGAAATTAAAGGAAATATAGTAAATTATGATGATATTAAATTGGAAGTTTTAGAATATCCTGCGAGTGATGGAAAAGAATACTTTATATCATATGAAACAGATAAATATTTAATTGGTTTTATTAGACTTAGAATAGTAAATATTGATATTATTAATAAAGGAACTGTTCTTGAAAATTGTGGATTAATTCGTGAATTACATGTGTATTCTTCATTAACAAATGTAGGTGATAATGATTCATTTTCATTGCAACATAAAGGATACGGAAGAAAATTAATTGAAAAGGCAGAGGAAATAACAAAATCATTTGATATTCCAAAATTGGCAATTATAGCAGGTACTGGTGTTCGCAATTATTATAGAAAATATGGATATGAATTAGTTGATACATATATGATAAAATCACTTATATAATAGTACATTTCATAGCATATTTTGCTCCTGTTGGTTTTTCTTCTCTTATATAAATATAACTACCACCAGTAGCATCCCATATAGAATCAATATTTATTCCATTATTTTTTTTCTGATCTACAATAATATTTGGTGGATATCCTGAACCATTTTGTGCTGGATCATATTTTGGTTGTATATATATTTGTCCTAATGAATATTCACCATCGGATGTATAAGAATCAGGTGTATTAAATATAACATAATTAATTAATGTATTATAAACTGTTATTTTATCAGATAACCAAAAATTATTCATATTCAATGCCAATCTAGTTGTATTTTCATTTATACGTGTCGATGTTAAATCAAAATAATAAACACTCATTAATTAATTATTTATAATATTTTTATTTATATTATTTATTACCAACCTATATTTAATAATGTAATTAGTTGTATCACTTAATAATTTAGAAATAACATTATTATATTTTATCATATATGGATTTGATGTTTGTGTATTATGTAATTTTGTTAATATTACTTTATATTTAGTTATATAAATCATTTGTATATTTATATTTTCTTTATAAAAACCAGATGTTATTCCATAATTAATATTTTGAAAAGAATTTAATACAAATCCTCCTTTTTCATTTGTTCTAAAAATATTATTTTTGCTATTTGCCTGTATTCGATATTCAGGTGAAGTTTTTGTTGAATAATATGCATTATTTATATCGGCAATCCAATTTGACGAAGGAGCTGTTATTGGTATAACATAATTATTAAATGTTGAAAAGTATTTATCATTATGAGATATAAAATCTTTATCTAATTTATTCATATCACTTAAAGGATGTCTATTTGAATCAAAATTGATAACGATATCTTTTGGTTTTAGTATACTATATGTTTTTGTTGTAAGTAATTGCTTGCCATCTACAACAATTGGTGATGAAAAGTTTAAATTGAATATATTATCACTTCTACCAGCATCATTATCAACAGTTTCTCTTTCTTCCAAATAGTTTTCATATTGATTTTTACCACTAATTGAATATGATAAAGATCCAAATAAAGATGATACATTATATTTATATTTATCTGGCACTAATGCAAATAATCCATTTGAAAATTTAGAAAAAAATGTTGGTGGTTTTATATTTATTAAATTATAATATTCACCATTCATAATATTATCAGCAATTGTGTTATATTTATTCGGAGGTGTTTTTGAAACTAATTTAATAATAAAAGCAATTCCAAAAATACAAAATAATATAAATAAAATGGCTCCTAAATATCTCCATAATACTCCATTACCAACATTTGACAAACCTGCTGCAGTTTTAATAACTGTTATTATTTTATTAAATAATGCACCAATAAAATAAAAAATATATATAATAATACTACCAATCGAATGTAATATTCCACTAGTATTATTAATTAAATTTTGTTGTTGAATTTCATCTAATTTATTAATTTCAATATTTTCTTTTGCTTCATCTGCATTTTTTTTTCGTTCTATTTCTTTATCTCGTTGTAATTCAACAACCTTTTCATGTAATTTTTCACGTTCTTTTTTTAATGAATCATCAATTAGTTCTAATTTCTCAACTTCATGTGTTTTTAAGTTTATTTCATTTAAAGGACCTGTACCTTGTTGATAACCGCCTTTTAGTACCTTTTTTCTAGGCATATTTTTCTATTTAATATAAATAAATGAAATTAATAATTATAATTATTTCGATAATAATCTTATTTTATGCTTTTTGTTATTATTTATTTCCAACAGAAATATCAATTTTACAAACAAATGTTAATGAATTTAATTTTAATAATTTAACAAAAAGACAACCCATTGTAATTAGTGATTTTATTCAAGATCCTGAAAAAATAATAGAATGTTGGTTTAAATTTAATTTTAAAAGTAAATTAGAGACAACAATAACAGATGATTGGATTCATAATAACTATAAATACTTATTTATTAATGCAATAGAAGATACCGAGGTAATTATTCATAATGCAAAAAGAACAAAAGAAAATCCATCTAGTGATGAAAAAATAATTGCTATTAAATTACAAAAAAATCAATCTTTAATTTTACCATTTAAATGGAAATATTATGGAAATAATTTAGATATTTGGGGTATAGATGATATTATTACTGCTTCTTTTGGTAAGTTCTTTTAGGTTTTTTAGAAGATACTGTTTCACCTTTCAAATCATTTAAATAATCTTCTTCGATCATTGCTTTATGGCTATTCCATTCAGTCAATAATTCGCCTAATTCTTTTTCCCAAATACTAATAATAGACATTTCTTTCAATTCTTCAATTTCATTTTTAAGAACAGCTACTTCTTTTTCCAATTTTTCCTTTCTTTCCATTGTTAATTGAGAAATATGCATTTTAAGTAAATAATCATAACTATCATTGTGTTTATAATAATCTGCTTTTGTCAATTGATCTTCGATATCAGCCATTCTAATATTCATAATAATTATATTACCTTCAATAATATCAATAATAAATCTAATTTTTGCAGATAATACGTTGTATTCATCTTCCATTATTTTTAATTGTTTTTCTTTACGTTCATAGTATTTATGAATTCTTGTATTATACCATTCTTTTACAATCATAACAGTATCATCGTATTTCTTAATACATCCTTTTTCTGTGAAAAGGTGCATGTTATTTAAACTAAGATTTTTAGTAGTGATTAGATTAAATTCAGTAAGAAATTTAGGATCCAATTCATCTTTCATTCCATCATTAATTTTTAATATAAATTTAACATTCTTTGCAGTATAATGATTCTCAAATGATTTTAGATATTTATTATTACCAATAATAAGTTCTTCTAAAAACTCTTTGTAATTTTCAGTCCAAGTACCAACAGGAAGTTCAGTAATTTCAATTGTCGTACTATCAGTCCATCTATAAATACCTCTGCTACTAAAATTACCTTTATCATTTTTAGATATTTCTCCTTTGAATCCTAAGTAATAAGGAACTAATTCTTCAATTTCAATATCATTTACAATATCAATTGATTTTTCAACATCTTCAATGTTTAAGATTTTTCCTTGTTTTTCATTAATTTTTGAAATAATATTTTGATAAATTGCGATAATATCAGCTGGATTATATTGTGCTATGTTTGTTGAATAACCTGTGCCAATACCAATACCACCATTTACTAATATCATAGGAATAATAGGAATATAATATTCTGGTTCAATGAGTGTTCCATCTTCATTCAAATAATTTAAAATCGAATTATCTTCTTCTTTGAAAATAAGTTTTGTTAATTTCGATAATAATGTATGAATATATCTTGGAGAAGATGCATCTTGACCTCCACAAATTCTAGTACCCATCTGACCGATTGGTTCTAGAATATTAATATTATTTGTACCTACGAATATTTGAGCCATACCAATAATAGCTTCTTGTAGTGAATTTTCACCATGATGATATGCTGTTAATTCACTTACACTTCCAGCCAATTGTGCTACTTTAATTTCAGAATGAAACAAATTTCTTTTCAAACAAGCATATAAGATTTTTCTAGTACTTTCTTTAAGTCCATCGCAAATATGTGGAATACTTCTTTCTAAATTTCTATTACTGAAATGAATCAAATCTTTATTAATAAATGTCTCATATGTAATCGATTTATCAGTATAATCAAGAATATCATTTTTATCATACATTGATAACCATTTTTTTCTATCATCTGCGCGTTTTTTATTAAATGCTAAATCAATAGATTCATCAGATTCAGGTGTAAATACATAAGTAATTTGTTTCATATCTTTGAAATATTCTTTTGCTTCTTTATCTGTTGATGTACCAAGTCCTTTATAATACTTGATTTTCCATTGTGATTTTTTATCAATAGTTTCTTGCCATGTTTCATAATCAGTCATATTATAAAACGAGATTACATCTTTTGTACTAGTATTAGTAGCTTTAATGATTGGTGTTAACATAGATGTTAAGAAACCATCAAATTTATAAAGAGAATTCCATAGTGTCTGAAATACATTAAATAATAGTCCTTTAATATGACTTCCATCATGATCTTGATCTGTCATAATCATAATTTTACCATATCGCAATGATTCAATACTCTTACTATAATCTTTGTTTTGTTCTAATCCTAGAATTTTTTTAAGATTTGTAATTTCATTATTATCAGAAATCTTCTGTAAAGTGATATCTTTAACATTAATAATTTTACCTTTCAATGGATAAACACCATATTTATCTCTTCCTACAATACTCAATCCAGAAATAGCCATTGTTTTTGCTGAATCTCCTTCTGTAAGAATAAGAGTACATTCTTTACTATCTTTTGTGCCTGCCAAATTTGCATCATCCAATTTAGGAACTATAATTTTATTTACTTTTTTTCCATCAGTTTTAACTAATTTCTTTTGTTCCACTACTTCATTCGCACTTAATGCAATTTCAATAATACCAGATTTATATAATTTATCATAAAATTTATCACTCATTTCGCATTTTGAACCAAATTTAGTAATCAATGTAGTTAATGTTTCTTTTGTTTGACTATCAAATGTAGGATTCTCAATAGTAGATTTAACAAATAAGAAAAGATTATCTTTAATTTGTTGTGGTTTGATAATTTTTTTCTTTTTAGAAAGAACCATTTCAACCAATTTTTTAGTGATAGCATTAGTAATATATTCTACGTGTCTTCCGCCTCTAATTGTATTGATTCCGTTTACAAATGATATTTGTTCGAATGTACCTGATTTATTTACAGCTGCTACAATTTCCCATCTATCATTTACTTTTTCATATGAACGCGGTTGTAATGTTTTGGTATCTAAAAATAAATCAGTATATTTTTCAAAATCTTTTACATTAATTTTTTTATCATTAAAATAAACTGATACAGATGGATCAGTGCAAGCAGATACATCATATACACGTCTTTTAAAAAGATTATAGATATCATCAGTCATACCAGTTAAACCAAATTTTTCATAATCTGGTAGAAATGTAATTTTTGTATATGATTTTTTTTGACAACTTTTAATTTCAGGAATTTCTTTTACAGTCAAATTATCCTTAAATACTTGTTTATAAATCTTCTTTTTATCACTATCAATAGTTTCAATTGTAAATGTTTTAGAGAAAATATTTGTCAGTTTAATACCTAATCCATTTACACCACCTACAATTCTAACTTCATCATCATTGTAATTAGATGAAGTCAATAATTCACCAAATATCAATTCAGGAATCCAAATTTCATACTCACTATGTTTTGTAATTTCAATACCTACACCATCATTAAAGATTTCAATTGTTCCAGACTCTTTATTAATTGTAATTTTGATATTTTTAACAGGATTTGTATTTGTTTTTGTTCTTACAGAATGATCGATTGCATTTACAACAGCTTCATCAAAAATTTTAAATAATCCAGGAATAAATGTAATTGTTTTTTTAATAACTTTTTCAGTATCATCAATAATATAACTATCAATTGTATTTGGATCAATTGTTCCAATATACATTGATGGTCTGCTATAAATATGACTTCTGAGTTCATGTTTTTTATATTTTTTGTCAATTTCAGCAGTTGTCATGTGTTGAATATTAATAATAATAATTATTTATATGTTTTTTTGTCATTTTTTATTATTAGTTAAAAAATTAATTTAATTCAATCCTTCCAGTAATATAATTGCCTTTTTTATAGTTAGTTCCATCTATAATATAATTATTTGAGTATTTAATAAACCCTTTAATTAAATCTTCATAATTATCATAAGACCATTTATTTTTATTATTATCAACATAATATTGTCTTAAAACAATGTCATTGTCTGTTTCTCTATGTAAATGCGTTCTAAATCTAAGTTGTTTATTTCTATTCAATTCCATTCCAATCCCACCTTCATATCTATATAAATAACTTAATTTTTTGATTTCTTCAGAAGTACAATGATTTATCCAGCCATCTACAACAATTTTATTATAATTATTAATATTATATTCACAAATATTTTTTAGTTTTAACCAATTATTTAAAATAGGATATTTAACATTATTAATTATTGAAAATCTCAATGAAAATAAAAACATTTAAATAATAATATTTTTATACATTTATATATTTTTTTATTAGATTTGTGATTAATACTAAATTAAAACTATAGAACAATTTTCAAAATAAGAATAATAATTCCATGATTTAATTATTAACATACCTAAGATATTTATTAAATATCCAATTGTAGTAATTACACCGACCGAAAAGAAAAATGAGACAAGATTATTTATTTTTATATATCTTAAAACTATGTTTTAGGTAATTTGTTAAATGTTCTCGCTTTATTTTGGTAGTTATTATTTCTTTTATTACTCTTTCTATATCTTCGTATGTATTTGGACTTTCTTTTTTGATATAATGTTTTAATTGACTAAAAAATTCTTCTATTGCGTTTGTTTCTGGATGATATGGTACGCTATATAATAAATCATTATTACTTTCTTCTATTATTTGTCTTA